ACCTGCTCGGCGCGCCGCTGCGCGAGCTGGAACACGCCACAGGCGGCGAGCTCGTACGCCCTCGGGTTCATGGACTCGGCAGTGGTGCTATGGCCGCTGTGCCGGCCATAGGTGCCACTCGAGCGGTACAGGTTCAGACCGATTTTCGCGCGCTGGTAGAGCGCCACCGTCCTGGCATTGCCGGTCATACCGCCGCGGACATACCGGCGGAGCTTGTGGCGCGACGGCAGCAGGCCCCAGGTCCCATACAGGCCGAGGTCGATGCCAGACCAATCGACCGCCTCGAGCAGCGCGATGCGTTCCTCGAAGCCCGTACCGACGAAGACCACGTCGTGCGACGGTGCCTCCGAACTTCCGCAGTTTCGTGTCGAATGGCGCGCGGGATCGTAGGCGTGCTGCACGTAGGAGGTGCGTGGGTTGGCCTGACGCAGTACGTCGACGCTGGTGCGCTCGGTGGTCCAGCACGCCGTCACCAGCTCGGCGACACGCGCCTGCTGGTCGTCCTCATACGGTGACTCAGTAAACAAAACCGCGGTGCGCAAGCCCGCGCGGCGCATCAGCCCGAGCGCGTCAGGATGCAGGAACATCGCGCTCACGACGAATACCCAGTCGACCTCGAAGCGGAGCGCCATCTCGAGCGCCTCGACACTGGCGCGGTACAGCGTGTCCGCCCACGACGGCCTGTCAGCGGGATTTTTGCCGCGTGCGCGCCATAAATTCTCGAGCCAGCGTTTGCTCAGGCCCAGCCGCGTGCCGAGGTCGTACTCGTAGAGCTCCACGCCGAGCGCACGAAAGGCATCGCGGTAGCCGTGCTCCACGTCGATGGTGCTCACTGCGGCGCCAGCGCCAACCAGCAGTAGTTTCATGGTGGCGTAGCAACCGTGAGCGTGCTGGCCGTCAACGTCCCACCGGCAAGCACATCCTGATAGCTGCCCGAATCATTCTGGTAGCCCACGCGGAGCGTGTACCCGGTGGGCAACGGTCCCGACCAGGCGACGGTGGCGGTCGCGTGGCCGTTGTCGTCGATCAGCGGCGCACGGGCAAACACGTTGCCCTGGATGAGCAGCACGCCCGAACCATTAGCGCCCCGAGCAACGCTCCCGGCGAGGCTGAAGCGCGCGGTGATCTCGTACAGCAGGCCGCCCTGCTGGATCGACAGACGCGATCCATTCCACATCAGCGCGGGGCCGGTCACGACAGCGGACGCTTCGGCAATCGGCTGCATTATTCCCGTGCTGGTCGTCCCGCTCTTGAGCGTGACCACCGCGGTGTTGTCGGAGGGCGCGAGCAGGTCGCCACACCCGAACAGGCGCTGATGATTCTGGTAGGTCTGATCGCGCACCTGATACAGGTTCGGCCAGTCGGTATTGCCCTGCCGTACGCCTGACTGGAACCAGCCGTGTGGGCAGGTGACGCGACCGCCGTACAGCACGGGGTACACGCCCCAGACAATGAAGGTGGCCGCACCACTAGCTTGTGGTACCGGCTCAGCCTTGGCGCTCGGCTCTGCAAGGATCTCCGGGTCGGGCGCTGGTACATAGTCCGGCGTCCAGTCGAGCTCCAGGGTGCAGTCGCACTCGACGTGCAGGCGCTGGTGGTTGGCGAAGGTGTCGGGCGCCAGGTCCAGGAAGTTGCGATTGTCCTCGACCATGCCTCGCAGCCAGACGCCGGTGCGAGTGAACCCGTGCGGACACCCTATCTCGCTCCACCAGTGCGTCGCATCGTCCTGGGCCATTGCCCAACTGGCGGTACTCACGGCTTGCGCGCCTCCAATCCAGGTTTCACCGCGAGACAGTGCAAGTCACCGCGTGGCAGCACCTCCAGCTGGCGGACCTGCACGCCATCCAGCCACCCGCGGAACGCGTCGACTGCCACGTTCTGATACCACTCACCCGAACGAAGCGCGTTGCCGTCGACCGCGCTATGCGCCGCGCGCGGCTCGGTCGCACACGTCACCAGCAGCGCGCCGCCCGGCGCCAGCATGCGAATAGCGTTGCGCACAATCTGATCGGCGCGCGGCGAATGCTCGAGCACCTCGCAACACACCACCATGTCCGGGGATTCGGGTGGCGTGAACTCGGCCGCGTCGGCGACCACGTCCACGCTCTTGCCTGCCACGAGATCGACACTGCAGTAGGCAGTAGCACTGAACAGGTCGCGGATCGAACCATTGAAATCCAGTCCACCCAGTTCGACGACCGTGCGGGGCACTGGCAGCTCCGCCAGGGCCTGTCGGACAAAGGCATGCGCCTCGGCGTGCATCAGGCCGCCGCCTTCCACCACTGGTGCTCAGGCTCCGGGCGAGCGATGGCGAGCACCTGGTCGAGCCAATCGACGGCGCCCTCAGACAGCCGTAACGCGTCCGCGGCGGCGTCGAAGTCGCCCTCGTAGCGCAGGCCCCAGGTGACGCGCTCGGCGATGGCGCGAGGCAGCACCAGACAGTCGGCGTCGATGTCGCTGAGCTTGAGCTCAGGGGTGTGCCAGACGACGTCGCGCCAGTACGTGGTGACCTTGCCGAAGATCGGCCGGACTGCGCTCTGACGCGCGATCGCGGTGAGGATCGCGGTGATGGCCTCCGCGGCGGCGATGTTGTCGTCCTGGCCAAACCAGACCCACGGCGCGGTCGCCATGCGCGCGCCGCACATACGTTGCGGCTGTCCGTAGCAGTGCAACCCCCCATCGTGCTCGAGCCAGTGGATCCAATCGGGCCGTTCGTCGAGCACGTGTGCACGTGCCTGCTCGAGATCCGCTGTGAGTCCACCAAGGGAGTCGGCAACCACCAGCACCTCGAGCAGCTCGTGGCCCGGCTGCGCCTCGAGCGCGTCCAGCGTCGCCATCAGCGTGACGCGGCCCACGGTCGGGATCACCACGGCGAGCTCGGGTTTTCTCATTACCCGTAGACCTCCGCGCGCATGCTGGCGGCCAGGCAGCGCACACCGGCGATGTCGGTATTGCCATACGCGCCGCCGCCGATGAGGCGCACGTAGTCGACGCAACCGCCCAGACGATCGTCGCGCTCGAGAGCAGCTTTCACGCTCTTGCGACCGATCGGGGTGATGTACGGGTTGAGCTGCGTCTGGGCGCGGTTGAGACCGGCAGCCAGGTCGACGAGGACCCAGATGTCGAAGTGCCAGAGCGTCGGTATGGTGTCGCAGTCGGGCGGGAGGTCGGTGTCGTAGGTCCAGTCGACCACTCGCGGATAGGCGACCGCGCTCGAGCCAGGGATCTGGTCGGGCTCGGTGGCATAGGCACGTAGCCCCTCGATGCTCTCGAGCGCGCGTTTGATCGCGGCCTGGATCTGGTCGAGCGTCGGCGAGCTCACGTCAGGCCTCGTCCGGCGATGCTGGCGACCACGCGTGCGCCGACCGCGGCGAAGAGCGCGTCGATCTGGGGGCGGTTCTTGTCGAACGCTGGCTGCATGAACGGCCGCGCGGGGATACCGCGGCGTGCAATGGCGCGAGCAAGTGCGAAGGCTTCGCGGTAGAGGACCTCGTCGGTTACACGCGCGCGCACCGGGTGAAAGTGCCGCTGCACCCAGCCGAGGAGCGCCGCTACCGGCGGCATCCGCGCGCCCGGGCGCCGCCCGAACTCGACGGGCGCGCCATACAGCAGACTCGGCCCGACATGACCCACCAGCTGCAGGCCCTCACCGTCGATACGGTGGGTGATGCTGCCGGCCAGTCGGCGCGTATCGTGGGGCGCATTGAGCCGCGCGTCGGCCTCGACGAGCAGCAGCGACGCGGTCATCGCGCGACGCAGCTCGGCGGCCATCACGGCGGCCGTCTGATTGAGCCGACGGATCACGTCGCTGATGTCGTCGCTCACACGGCCACCCAGTTCGGGGCCTGATTAGTCGCCTGGTACACGCGGAGCAACTGGACGACGTCGGGGTCGTTGCTCGGCAAGGTGGCGAGCTGCCCCATTTGTGGGCCTTCCCAGACGCCAAAGGGCGCGCTCGGTCGGCGAAAATAGCGATTCGCAACCAGAATGTTGGCCTCGCGCACGGGCGCTGGGGGTGCGTCCGCGGTTGGCCAGCCCCACATCCCGGTCACGCGCACCTGGTAGCCCGGCCAGAAGGCGTAGGGCGCCGTCGGTCGCAGGCGAATCTGCGTGTAGTTGCCGTTGACGCCCGGTTGGCCGATGTCGAGTGGGTACAGCATCCAGGTGCCGACGGGCAGGCTGGTGGAAAACGAGCCGTCGAGTGTCTGGTCCAAGGCGATCGCCGTGACGCTCGCGACGTCGGGCACGTCCAGACGATCCATGCCTGGCGCCCCCATGCCCATGCCGAAAAACCAACTGAACGGGGGCCCGAGACGGGACCCTGACGGACTGCCCGCGGGATCGAAGGTGCGCACGCTGAGCGAGGTGTCCTGGGGAGTGAAAACGCGGCCGCAATAGTTCTCGATGAACGCGGTGGCGGCATCCAACGAGCGCTGGATGTTGGCGTCGTCGACGGTGTCGTCGACGCCGACCGCCGCCTTGAATTCGGCCACGCTCGCGTAACTCATTGGTTAGCGGGCTTGTCCTCCGTTTCGGGTTGGTCCTCCTCTTCTGGCTCATCGGGTGCGTCTGGGCCGCGGGGCCGGCGTTCCGGCTGTGCCGGACCCTGGGGCGGGTTGGGCTCAGGATCAGGTGGGCGGGGTGGCGTTTGCGTGTCGGTCGTCGTCACGGTGCGTGTCTCGGGTGTTGTCACGAAGAGGTCCTTTCGGGTTGGAGTTCGGGAGCTTCGTAGGCGAGGCCGCCGTCGCGGCGCAGAGGATAGAGGCGGCCAACGATCCTGGCCGGTGGGTGCTCAGCATCAAGGTGCACCACGACGTGGGGCGCGACCTCGGTGTGCGAACCGTCACGCCAGACGATGCGCACGCCGCGCGGACCGGCCATGTACCGGGCATCCACGTCGAGTCTCAGCGGTCTACAAACAGGTGATTTTTTGGAAAACCGTCAGAGTCCGGTGATCTTCGAGAAAGCGGCTCCGCGCCACACAACAAAAGCTGCACGCAATTCCGCCAGGATGCTTTGCATATTCCTGACGAACTGCTGGTCGATATAGCCGACGCGGATGTTGCCCTCTTCGCGATCGAACAGCATGCAGTCCATACCGAAGGCGCCCACGAGTCCTGTGCCCTGCGGCAGGCCCAGCGATTGCACGATAGGCAAGCCCCACAGCGTGGTGGGACCCGGTTGCGAGGGCGGCCCCATGACGTAGCTGCCCGCACCCGCGGTCGCCGTGGCCGCGTTCTCGCGCGCCAGACGAATGGTCTGGTAATCAAGCGGGTTGAGCACGATCGCGGTCGGAATCGAGAGGCCCGTCACGCGCACCTGGGTCATGCCGCGGAACAGCGCGTCCTGGTCGTTGCCGGCGCCGACGCCGGTGACGTTGATGCCCACGGCATTGAGCAGGCCGGTCAGGTTCTCGCCCGTCCCGTCGCCCGAGATGATCTGCGACTCGAGCGTCAGGTTGAGACCAGTCATTAGACGCGAGTCGATGATGCCGCGCATCGCCGGCGCGTCGGCCAGCATGCGATTAGTGACCGGAATCCAGTGTGCGATCGTGCGCACCGGCGCGAGTT